AAACTGATGTCGGTGACTATTCCCAGTCCCTCGTCGACAAGTTTCAGGTTGAACTCGCCGAAGCGCAGGCTCGCCCGGTTGAAGTCCCCGGCCTTGCTGAACTGACCGGCGCGATCGGCAAGCTTGTCGAACAAAATTCTAAGGCGCTCGACGCCGCACGGAGGGTGTAATGGGACTTATCTCCACTGGCCCCGGATCGCCACTGGCATTTTCGTCGGCCAGTGGGGGTAAGGTTTATGCTTATAATGCTATTTCAGAATCCGGGCTTATTACAATAGCCCCGCCAAATCAATATAGAACCAAGATCATCTTTCATAATCCAGGGGTAAATGATGTTTTTATAGCCCCATTGTTTGTACAAACCACAGGGTCTAATGTGGCTTTATCTCCATCCAATGCTGCGCTTGGTGGGTGTTTTCGTGTTTATGGGAATGGTGGCACACTTGCTGTTGAAGGCGAATGTCAAGGCGGCTGGCAAGCATTCGCTGTATCCGGTGCTGGCGCCAGTAATCCACTGACCGTCTTTGATACAAATGTGTGAGGCTGTTATGTTGCGACTGTTTATTTTTCTTATCGGCCTTTTTATCTCCCAAGCTCATGCACAAAATGTGACTTGTGCTACAAGACCTGCTAGTGATAATTCCAATGCTTGTGCTAGTACTGCTTTTGTGAAATCTGCCCCCATTACATTACCACAAATGCCTGCATTTACTGGCGGCGACTGCACGACGAGCGCGGGGAGCGGGGCCATCAACTGCCCCGCCGCGACCTCGATCCTGAAATATGGGGCGGACAAGTCAGGCGCGACGGACAGTACGTCGGCTTTTAATGCCGCTAAGGCCGCCAACCCGAGCGGCGGTCATGTGTGGCTGCCTTGTGGCACATACAAGATCGGGGCGTTTACGAACGATGTACCAGGACTCACGTTCGAGGGCGTCAACAAGTACTGCGTCCGCATTGCAACCAACCAAACCAATGACCCAGCATGGACCATAACGGCCGCATACGCCGACATTTACGGCGTGACGTTCTGGCCAAGCGTTCGGTCGAGCCAGCCGCAAATCGTTGTTACCGGGTTGGCGGCGTACTGGGTCGGCATGCGCGACGTGCGCGTGCTGTATGGCGGCGGTATAGCCGTCGTCAACGGCTCTAACGCCGCTTGGATGGATCGCGTCGAAATCCGCAACACGCTCGGCACGCGCGGCATTGACTATCGTGGCACAGCGTCGGCGCAGGCGCTGTCTCTGATGGTTCGATGGCTTGTGTCGGACCAGACATGGCCGGTCGCGGAACCCGCCGGATTGCTGACCACATGGGCGTCCAGCAAGGCAATGGCGCAGGGCCAAGCGATCGACGTTAACGGCGCATTCTGGCAGGCCGCCAACGCGTGCACGACCGGCTCATCTGCGCCGTCAGGCCTGCCCGCCGGAACGACGCCCGAGTCTGTCTTTACAAACACGGTCGCCGACGGGACGTGCCAGTGGTACTGGGTTTCGTCGGACAGTCTCGCGATGATCTACAACGGCAGCTACGGCCGGTCGCTGTTCGTGACGGACAGTCAGGTGCTGCACGGCGCCTATGGCTATCTCGCGCAGGATCTGCTCGCCGATGGCGGTTCGTGGCCCGAGTTCAACCGATTTTCCAATCTGTCGATCGATTCGGCGTTCTATGTCGGCCTCCTCGGGCAGGCCGGGTCGGACTTCCGCATCACCAACAGTTTCATCAGCTCGACCGCCAACGGCACAAACGTCACCTTCGGAAATTCGTTCCGTGGCGATCTGACGATCACGGGCAGCGAGATCGTCAACGCCTGCGCGGACGGGCTGACGATCACCGGGCCGATCAAAAACTTTGACATTTCGGGCAACACCATCGCATCAAACGGCAAATGCGCGGGAACTTGGAGCAACGTCGCCGTCACGGCGGCGGCGACGTATGGCTCAATCACCAACAACAAAACAGGAATTTCGACCCACGCTCCGGGCCTCACGGCTACAGCGTCTTACGGCATTTGGCTCAGCGCGGCCGCATCTGATTACCTGACCGTGACGGGCAATTCGTGCGGCGGCGGGACGGCCGGCGCGACGCTCGCGTGTTTCCTTAACCAGTCAACCGGAACGCACAATTACATTCCGGCTGGCGCGAACAATTAAGGTAAATCCATGGCAAATGCTGATGAAAATGAACTTCTACTTCGGATAGCGCAAGAACTCACAAATATACGTAAAGCTGTACATGATGCAGTTCATTATATGCGTGAGGCTGAGTCCGAAGTCCCAGAAAAAAATGCGCCGGTTCATCATGTACATGCATGATATTCACGACGTTAAGAATTTCTATGTTGAGGGCGGACTTCAGGTTCCTGTATGGGTCCTGCGGGAGGCTGAGCGGTGTGATGATCGTCTGCGGCAGCTTCTTGAAGAGCTTCATACAGATGGCAATACCTTTGAAAAGGTTCGGCGAGAAATGGCTAAGGATACCGATAACCGTTGGGACCATACCCGAGCAATAGGAGCACAGAAATGAAACAGGAACCGAAGCCTCGTGCGGTCAATCCCGCCGCGGTAAGTGAACTCGGTGTGCATCAGGTTCGTACTAAGCAAATCTCGATGTACGAAGGTCGTGGATACAAGGCCCCGATGGGAACTTCGTCTACTTACAAGTCTGGCTCGCAAGGTAAGAGGTAAGTCATGGATTTCGAATATATCAAGACCCTTCTTTACGTGGTACACAATTCGATCGGTGTGCCGAATACTGGGAATATCAGTAAGGCTGCGCAGGATGAACTTGCTGTCATCAATGCTGGTGATTCTGCTCCCGCCGAAGAACACACCAAAAAAGAAGAAGAGCCTAAGCCTGCCGAAAGGAAAATCTAATGGCCACGCGTGACGGCGGTAAGCCGGAAAAGAAAGACCTGCCGTATTCCCCGCCGGTCGGGCCTAAGGGTCAGACTCGTGGTCCCGGTATTGGCGGAACCAACCATGGAACCTCTGGCACTCAGGGTCGCCGGTAATGACAACACTGACGGAAATCGTGAATCGGGCTCTTCAAGTCGTAGGTACCCGTACCACGGTGACCGACAGTGAGCTTGCCAACAACACTACCAACGAAGCAATTCAGGCGAATCTTTGTCTAATCCCAATTCGCCGACAGTTGCTTCGTATGGCCCCGTGGGACTGTGGGCTGAAAACCGCGAACCTAACTTACATCACATCAGTTCCCGGAACGCCAGAAAACACTTCTGCTGCTACTACACTTTGGCAGCCGGGACAACCGACGCCTCCGTGGGCATATGAATACCAATACCCGGTTGATTGCCTTCGCGCTTGCTGGATTATCCCAGCCACTCAAACCGGGTATGCTGGAATCCCAATCACTACCGCAGTAACCGGCGGCGCAGCTAGTAGCTGGGTTGGCCCAGCAGTCAAATACAAAGTCCAAACCGACACATTCATTCCCGTAACCGCGGCAACAGTTGCAGCTGGAGGAACAGGTTATGCAGTCGGAGACATCATTACTCTTGCAGCAGGCGACACGACTCAGCCGCCAATCGGAGCGCCTTGCCAACTGCGCGTTGAAACTATCGGCGGCGGTGGAACTATCCTCACCGTGTCAGTTATCTCTGTTCTCCCCGGAGACGTTGCCCTCGGTGGAAGCTACTTCGCCGCACAGGCCAATCCCGTTGCCCAAGGTACAACCACAGGCTCTGGGGCCGGAGCAACTTTCAACCTCACCTTTAGTAACCCGACTAAGCAACGAGTAATCCTAACAAACCAAGAATTCGCGACGATGGTTTATGTCTGCGATGTTGAGGACCCAAATGTTTACGATGACATGTTCATCGAAGCTTACGTTCGCATCGTCGGGGCCACTATTGCTAATGCCCTTTCTGGCGATAAGAAAATCATCAAAATGGCGATCGACGAAGCCAACGTCATGATTGGTCAGGCCCGAGCAATTGATGCCAACGAAGGTCTCACTATAAACGATGTAACCCCCGACTGGATTCGTATCCGCGGGGTAGACTTCGGAACACAATTCCCAGGTCCTTACACTGGTTTCGACTGGGGTGGTCTTTGGAGTTCTTTCACCTGAGGTGCAATATGTTTACTTGGGAATGGCTTACGGAAACGTTTGTGTATGAAGATGGTTGGCTTTATCTTCGTTCCACAGGTAAAGTGCGTGGAACTTTCAAAGCTCGCTATGGTAAGTTCGCCGAGGTAAACCGTAATGGTTGATGTCGTAGTCCAAGCCTCATTTAACTCTGGCGAATGGAGCCCGAAGCTTTATTCCCGAGTTGATCTTGCGAAATATCGCTCTGGTGCGGCGTTGCTGGAGAATTTTTTCGTGGACTACCGCGGCGGTGCATCTACCCGGGTTGGTACAGCTTGGGTTATGCAGACCAAGTCCGCAGGCGCTCGAATTATCAACTTCCAAGCTAGTTTTAGCGTCGGGTATATCATTGAAATCGGTGATGAGTATATGCGATTCTTCTATCAAGGATCGCCGGTACTTGAAACAGCTTTCAACATTACTGGAGCAACTAAAGCAAACCCATGTGTACTTACTGTAGTCGGTAATAATTATGCCGTAGGTGATTGGATTTATGTTGCTGGCATAGCTGGCATGGTTGAACCTAATCAAGCTTATTATAAAGTTACGGCCGTTGTTGGTTCGTCAGTTACCATCGCATATCTTGACGGAACTCCAGTTAACTCTACTGGATTTACTACCTATACTTCTGGCGGCACAACCGGCCGAATCTATGAAATCGCCAGTCCATATAAAGTTTCGGATAATCTCCGCAAGGTTAAGTTTGCGCAGAGCGTTAATCAAATGGTACTCTGCCATCCAAGTTATCCGGCGTATGTGCTTACTCTTGTAGCCGCGACAAACTGGACCCTCCAGCCTGCGACTATTGGATCGACCGTATCGGCTCCAACCGGGGTTGCTGTTACCACCACTGCCCCACCGTACTTGACCGAACCGCCGATCAATTATTCCTACTCTGTCACCGCGATCGATGCCTCCGGGCAGGAATCCTCTATGTCCACAGCGGTGGCTTTGCTTGCACGAAATATCAAAGTCGTGCCGATGTCGAACAAGGTCACGTGGACTGCGGTGCTAAACGCGACTGCATACAATGTCTATGAATCAACCATGTCGTACTTCGGCATCATCCCGTCAGGTGTGCAGTACGGTTTCATTGGGACCTGCACCGGAACTGAGTTCATTGACAATAACATTGCAGCAGATTTTACCCAAACTCCACCGATTTCCAAAAATCCATTTGTTGGTTCGGGCATAGATCATATCACTGTAACTGCACCCGGAACTTATACATCAGTCCCTACTGTCAGCTTCTCTGGCTCACCGACAGTTCTTGCCATCGCGATCGCTCAGCTTCAAGTCCAAGGCACTCCAGCAATTACTGCGGCGGGCGCAGGTTATGTCGTTGGCGACACTATTGTATTCAGTAATGGTCTTGTGGTACAAGTGACCTCAGAATCTGGCGGTGCAATCACTGGTTGGTATGTTACCAATCCCGGCGCAATAACTTCTGGATCAACTCCGGCGAACCCAATCGCTCAGACCTCAACTTCTGGCTCTGGCACTGGCGCAACTGCCACAGCTACGTGGGGTGTTGGCGCTGTGATCGTGACTGGTGCAGGCGCTGGCTTCTCGGTTGCTCCAACAGTGATCTTTTCAGCTGGCGCTGCTGCGGCGACTGCATATCTTTCTGCTACCGCGAACGGATTCCCTACAGTCCCCGGATTTTTCCAGCAACGACTGGTCCTCGCCGGACTCGTCGGTGCGCCGCAGTCATTTTATCTTTCCCGTCCGGGGCATTACTTTAATTTCGATATTTCCCGGCCGGCGCAAGCATCGGACTCCATCTCCGGTACGCTTGTCTCTGGCACCCTTAACAACATCAAAGCAATCGTCTCGGCTTCCTCAGGCATGCTTATGCTTACCGACAAAGCCAGCTGGGTTGTGAATGGTGGGCAAGCTGGTTCAGCTATCTCTCCATCTTCACTTGTGGCCAATCCGCAATCTTGGGTTGGTGCAAATGATGTTCCGCCGATTGTGACGAACTACGACATTCTCTATGTCCAATCCAAGGGCTCCGCGATTCGCGATCTATCGTATAACATCTACTTCAATACCTTCACCGGCACAGACATTTCTACCCTCTCCTCTCACCTATTCTACGGCTATGACATCGAAGAATGGTGCTGGGCAGAACAGCCATTTTATCTTGTGCAAGCAATCCGTTCTGATGGCGTGATGCTGTCGCTGACCTTTCTCAAAGAACAAGATTTCGTCGGTTGGACCCACTATGTCACAGACGGTAACTTTAAGTCCACTGCGACGGTCACTGAGATAACCAACAACGCCGGTACAGTTGATGCGGTCTACACGATCGTTGAACGCGAAATCAATGGGAACACTGTTGAATATATCGAACGCTTCGCCGAACGCGCTTTTCCGAATGGTGTCGAAGACGCGTGGACTGTGGACGCCGGGTTGCAATACAATGGCGCACCGGTTACCAATTTCACAGGTGCCCGACATCTTGCAGGCAAAACTGTAACCGGTCTCGCTGACGGAATTGTAATTCCTCCGTTCACCATGCCAGCCGACGGAAACTTTACTCTCTCAACCGCTGCCTCTAAAGTCACAATTGGCCTAGGCTTCACCTGCAAACTCCAAACTCTTGCTATTGACATTGGCGAGCCTTCTATCCAAGGTAAGGTTAAGAAAATCACAGGGGTGAACCTTCGCGTGGCTGATACTCTTGGGCTTAAGATTGGACCGGACTTTAACCATCTGGTTCAGATCAACGATCTGGTGGTAGGCAAGGTTTCCGGTATGCTGACCGGGCAGCAGACTCAGGTTATCTCCGGTCTTGTTACTGGCAATGCTTTCTCTGCGATTGCCCCGACCTATACCGTTCCGGGTCAGTATTGCATCCAGCAATCCGAACCACTCCCCGCAACCATCACTGGTGTATTCCCGGAGATTGTTCTTGGCGACGATCGGTGAAATCCATCAGGTTACGATAGCGCAGTTGCAGTTCATGATCCCGAACATGGACGAGAATATGCTTGAGGCGGCTAAACTCTCACGGCATATTCTCGTAGGTCGTATCGGCGATGAGCTTCTCTGTGTGGTTGGGTTTATTCCGCGTTCGATGATTTCTGGCGAAGCCTATATCTGGCTGCACACAACTCCTGCTGCCGAGCGGCATAAGCTTATCTTCGCTCGGCATGCAAAAGAAGTTGTAACTCGGTCGCTCAGTGTCTATGAAAAACTAATCGGGCATTGTCTGTCTGGTAAATCTCGCCGGTGGCTTGAAACCCTTGGCGCGGAATTTATCACCGACGATGTTTTTGAAATTCGGAGGGCCTGATGGACCCGGTTACTTGGGGCACAATCGGACTGGCTGGGTCTGTCGCTGGTGGCGGTATGTCTGCGCTCAGCGCGCTTAAAGGTGGCAGCGCCTCGGCCGCGCAGGCTCGATACCAATCCAGTCTCGCTTGGCAGAACTACCAGATTAATCAGCAGAATGCGAACTACGCTGAACAGATTG